TCTTAATTTAATTTTGTTTATTCACAACTATTTTATATTTTTACACAAATAAACATTAAACTATGCAAAACCAAGTGTCAAAATTAGAGTTCAACAGGGAGCAGTTGGAACTAATTAAATCTCAAATTGCTCCTGAAGCCACACCTGATGAATTAAAGTTATTCCTGTATCAAGCTAAACGAACAGGTTTAGACCCATTGACAAGACAAATTTATTGTATTCATCGCTGGAGTAAAGGTGGTAAAAGAATGACTATTCAAACTTCTATTGATGGATTCCGTGTAATAGCGGAACGTTCAGGAACTTACGGAGGTCAATCCGAACCTACTTTTACCTACGATAAAGAAGGCAATGTAGAATCTTGTAAGATTTCAGTATTTAGATTCCACAATGACATTCGCTTTGAGGCATCCGTTGGGGTTGCTTATTTAACCGAGTATTGCCAATTTGATAAGGAAGGCAAACCAATGGGTTTATGGGCAAAGCCACATATTATGTTGGGCAAGGTTGCGGAGGCATTAGCACTTCGTAAAGCATACCCACAAGATTTGTCAGGTATATACACCAGCGAGGAAATGCAACAAGCCGATGAATCAGGCTATTTAAAGGCACATCTTACCGAATTGGATGTAGAGTTAGCCGTTGACCTTTGCGTAACCAAAACGGAACTTAAAACGCTATATTCATACAATATGCCAATGGTGGACAATAGTCCTGAATTAAAAGAAATATTTAAAACCAAACAATCTACTTTATAATGGATAACAAGTTATTTAAACTACAAGAAAACGTTACTTACTACGAATGGAAGTATAACACTTGCCATAAGTTTTGGAAAAAGGAATATTTTGATGAGATTAAAAAAGCTAAAGCCAAACTAAAGGAGTATAAAGCCAAACATTACCCTGAAATGTTAAAACCTAATTTACTAACCCAGCCTAAACCATTTTTAAGAATGAATGATTGGACTGAAAACTACGAAAACTATGAACGAATTTCCTAGCATTGACTTAATGATTGGTCAATTAAATAAATCAATCACAGATATAGAAGCCACAACATTAAGCAAAGAAAATTATGTTCTACAAACATTAAAAGTAGCTTTAAGATTGGCTTTAGACATAAAAAAAGAAGAATTACATTATTTTAACGCAAAAACTAAACAATGCTAATTAACACTTGCTGCGGATATGAAAGCGAAATATCCTACGACCTTTGTCCTGAATGCTTTGAGCATTGCGATTGGGAGAATTTAGATGAAGATGAGTTGGAACAGGATAAAGAAACCGAAAACCAAATTGAAGAAGAACAAATTAATAAACACTTAAATTAAAAACAATGATTGTATTAAACATTAAAAAAGAGGACATCAAATTTACTGCACACAAAAACGGCAATCACTACGCAACTATTGTAGTAGAAAAACGTAAAGAATTAGATAAGTTTGAAAATACACATACAGTGTATAACGGACAAACCGCAGAACAAAGGGCAGAGAAAGCCAAAAAGGAGTATTGCGGTAATGGTAAGGAGTACGTTTACAAGGCGGAAACAAAAAAGGAGTTTTCCACAAACCAACAGGAAGCAGAAGATGACCTTCCTTTTTAGTCTTAAATAGGTTATATTTGCATTGAGTGTCGGATACTCATTAAGAACTTATTGCCCTTGCGATGAACTACCAATCCGACTGGTAGGGATTCAATGGGGCTATTTTATTTTATGGCAATATTTAGAAAGGTCCACGTAACATTTTGGAGAGATGAGTTTGTGGAATCACTTACACCTGAACAAAAGTTTTTTTATCTCTATTTACTTACTAACGATAGGACAACACAATGTGGTATTTATGAAATTACCATTAAACAAATGTGTTACGATACAGGTTACAATGATGACACAATTAAGAAACTAATTGAGTATTTTGTTGGAACAGGAAAGGTTAGATATTCAGGCGAAACCAAAGAAATTGCATTAAAGAATTGGGTTAAATACAATGATTCTAATAGTCCAAAGGTAAAAGCGTGTATTGATAATGAACTAAAAAAAGTAAAAAATAGAGTATTGATACAGTATATATACTCTATGGATACACATTCGCAAGAAGAAGAAGAACAAGAAGAAGAAAAAGAACAAGAACAACAACAAGAAGTAAATATTGATTTTGATTGGTTTTGGAATGGATATGATAAAAAGGTTGGTGTTAAAGAAAAGTTAAAATATAAATGGAATAAATTATTAGATAAAGAAAGACAAGATGCAATGAATTATATTGAACTTTACAAACAAGCCATACCTGATAAACAATTCCGTAAAAACCCTGAAACATTTTTAAATAATAAATCTTGGAACGATGAAATCATTACACGAAATAATACCAGCAGCGATAAACTTTCCTATTCAGAAAGAGAATGGAATCGCCTTAAAAACCTTTGATAAGGATGAGATTAAAGTTTATGAAGCATTAGAATCGATGTCTATTGGTAAATGCTCACGAATAGAAGTCAAAGAACATTTAAAAACTTGTCTTGCATTAAGTGGAACACAAATACCAACACAGGAGATTTTTGAATTTTGTGTGTCATTTGTGATTGAAACTTACGGACAATACAAACTAAAAGAATTAGGGGTTGCGTTTAAAATGTATGCGGAGGATAAGTTCCAAATTGGAACACACATAAATTTTAACCCTAAATTGATTGGAGAAGTAATGTCTGCTTATAAAAGAATTGCCGTTGAGGTTAGAAAAAAGATTGAACCTAAAGAAACGCAAAATGTATCACAAGTTGTAATTGATGAAGAACAAGCCATTAAGGAGGAAATAGAATGGTGGGGTAAATCAAAAAAGGATTGGCAAATGATTAATCACACAATATTTGACTACTTATGGAAACGTAAATTAATTAAACTAACCAAAGAAGAAGCAGATAGTATAAAAGAAAAGGTTAGAATAACCATATTAGGCAAAGCAACTAAACCCAGCGAAGTGATAATATCAGATGAGCAAATGAAAACACTTGCTAAAAAATATTCATTAATGATTTATTTTAATAACCTATGAAAGAAATACTAATGATAATAATAGAGTTTACAAGGCTTTTAATTGGTGCAATACTTGGCTTATTCCTATTGGGAACGATAGGTTTAATGGCAGTAGTTATATTACTCATAAAGAAATTTAAATGAAATATATTTTAACCATAATTCTTTGGGAACTAATTAAATCCATTTACTATAAAATTATAAACAAATGAAACATTCATCCAGCTTTACACACGACCTTAATTTTGGCGAAAAAGCCGAAGATTGGGTAAAGGATATGTTTTCTAATGGAAAACTTATTGAAGTCAAAAATGACCGATTAGTTCACAAAACAGGCAACATATTCATAGAATACGAATCAAGAGGCAAACCTAGTGGATTGTCAACAACAACCGCAAACTATTGGATTTACCGAATGAATGAATTAGATATTGCTTTTATTATTCCAACCGACAAACTAAAAAAGATTTGCAGAGAATACATAAAAGAAAAGAAATACATAAGAAACGGAGGCGACAACAACACATCATTAGGACTTTTAATTCCATTTACAACATTACTAAACGACATTGCAGCATATGAAAGGACACGAGAACGCACAACCAGTGAAAATGATATACCTAGACACGAAAGAGGAAACAATATTTAAATCAGTAGCTTACGCAAGAAGAATAACAGGCATAATTGAATACCAAATCAAACAAGCATTAAACCCATTGAATAAAAAGCGATTCACTTACCAAGACCGACAAATTACGTTTCGTATTGTAAAATGATATAGTTTTGCAATATGGCATTGATACCATTACCAAAATTGCTAGAGAAAACACAAAAGGTTGTAAACGCATACATCCGTAAAAGAGATGAAGGTTTGCCTTGTATCTCCTGTGGAAGTAATAACGGAAATCAAGCTGGACATTATTTTGCAGTTAAAGGACATTCTGCATTGAGATTTAACGAATGGAATATAAACCTTCAATGTGCTGGATGCAACTGTTATAAACACGGCAACCAAGCAATGTACCGAATAGGGTTAGTAGAAAAGATAGGAGAAAAAGCGGTTAAAGGATTGGAAACAATTGCTACACGTGTAAAAGTTTACAAATGGACACGTGCAGAATTAAACGAATTAATAGAAAAGTATGGCTAAATTAAACCCAAGTGGCAAAGTCTCCTTTGGTAGCAGAAAAAAAGGAAAGGCAAAGAAATCCTACAATAAGCACACACCCAAACCAAAACCTAGTCGTGGACAAGGTAAGTAAGTTATGAAAGATACCTACGCAAAAAGAGAATATGTATGCAAATGCAATACCATTAGCGAATATTACGTTTGGCAATCTTTAATTGAAGCAACCAAAGTAAAATGCAAAAATTGTGGCAAATATTTAGATACTAAAAACCTTAAGGTAAAAACACAATTGCATTCAATCAGAACCGAAACAAAAAATAGATAATGCTAGTAAGTCAAATCAAACCAAACCCCAACAATCCTAGAATTTGCCGTGATGCTAAATTCAAACTATTGGTTAAGTCTATACAAGAGTTTCCTGAAATGCTTAACCTTCGCCCAATAGTCATTGATGAAACAAATATGATTTTAGGCGGTAATCAAAGATTCCGTGCTTGTATTGAAGCTGGTCTTACCGAAGTACCTGTTATTCACGCAAACAACTTAACCGAACAACAAAAGAAACAATTTATTGTTCGTGATAATGTTAGCACAGGAGATTGGGATTTCGACCTACTTGCTAACGAATGGGAAATACAAGACCTAGATAATTGGGGTTTAGATATACCAGCATTTGCAAATAATGAAATTGAAGAACCAAAGGACAATACAAAAGGCGGTAAGACTTGTCCTAATTGTGGTGTAACTTTGTAATTCAGGCAAAATACAGGCGATATGGCAATACCTAACCAAGAAATAGGACAATTTAAAAAAGGACAATCAGGAAACCCAGCAGGGAAACCTAAAGGAGTTGAACATAGCAAAACAAGACTATTGCGTTTATTACAACTCGTTACTAAAGTGCGTAACCCTGTTACAGGCGAAGATGAGGAGTTTACAATAGCTGAACAGTTAGATATGAAGATAATTGCTAAGGCAATGAAATCAGATTTACGTGCTTATCAGGAGATTCTTGATAGATTAGAAGGCAGAGCAAAACAAACTAACGAAATAGAACTATCAGGTGGTTTGACAGTTAATTGGGATGAAAAGAAAACATACGTTGAAAATAAAGGAAGCCTATAATGGAACTATCCATTAAACAAACTATTGCCCTTGACCTACTAGAGGACAAAACAACAAAAGAAATACTATTTGGAGGCGGAGCAGGTGGTGGTAAGACCGCACTTGGTTGCTATTGGCAACTGAAACAAAGACTAAAATACCCCAACACAAGAGGTTTGATTGGTCGTGCCGTATTGAAAACCCTCAAAGAAACTACCCTTGTTTCGTTCTTCCAAATAGCTAAAATGCAAGGACTACAAAGCAATTTACATTACAAGTACAACGCACAAATGAGCCAAATAGACTTTACTAACGGCTCAACAATACTACTCAAAGACCTTTATTCTTATCCATCCGACCCCAACTTTGATGAATTGGGTTCATTAGAAATTACCGATGCTTTCATTGATGAAGCAAACCAAGTTGATGACAAAGCAAGAAACATTATCAAATCAAGGATAAGATTTCAGTTGGACCAAAACGAATTAGTACCTAAAATACTTTACACTTGTAACCCTGCAAAGAATTGGACATACTCGGAGTTCTATAAACCCCAGCAAGATGGTTCAATAGGAAACAATAAAAGATTTATTGCTTCGTTAATAGATGACAATCCTTTTATCTCAAAGCATTATAAAGAAAACCTTTTAACCCTTGATACAGTTTCAAAGGAACGTTTGCTTATGGGTAATTGGGAATATTCTAACGACCCATCACAACTTATAGACTATGATAACATTCTTAACTCGTTCACTAATTCTTTTGTATCTAACGGCAATCCTTTTATTACTTGCGATGTGGCACGTTTTGGAAGTGATACTACTGTTATTGGTGTATGGAGTGGCTTCCGTGTTAAATTCCATCAGTATTCAGGCAAATCGGTTGTGGAAGTGGCTGACCTCATAAAAGGTTTACAATTAGAAAACAAAGTACCACTTTCAAATATTGTAGTCGATGAAGATGGTGTTGGAGGCGGTGTCGTTGACATTCTACGTTGCAAAGGATTTGTCAATAATAGCACGGCTTTAAAGAATCCTGTTACACACAATAAGGAAAACTTTGACAACCTTAAATCTCAATGTTATTTTAAATTAGCCGAGTTAATGAACAAGAATGAAATCTACATTCAAGCAGATGGCAGACAAAAGCAACAAATTATTGAGGAACTAGAACAAGTAAAACAAAAGTCGGTTGACAATGATTCAACCAAAGGAATAATACCAAAAGACAAAGTAAAGGCATTGATTGGTCGTTCTCCTGACTTTTCGGATTGTTTGGCTATGAGAATGTATTTTGAATTTACCCCTAAATTCGTTGTAAGTGTTTTCTAATATAAAAATATTAACTTTGTTTAAATTCTTTTAATATGGGTTTACTTGACTTCTTCCAAAAGAAGAAAATTTCTGCCGTTAAGCCTTTGCAGTCCGTTTTACCAATGACTGGTCCTTTGGGTTCTAGTGTTGCGATTAATAGAGGAATTGTAACGTGGCAAGGTGCGGATGCTCAAAGTTTTGTTAATGATGGATATTGTTCTAATGATATTGTTTACTCATTAGTTAAACTTATTACCGATAAAGCAAAACTTGCTCCATTTAGTGTTTACAAAGTAATTAACGAACCAGCTGCAAAGAAATACAAGGCTTTAATGAGCCAACCTGATAAAATTACCAATTGGAAAACAATACTTGAATTAAGAACTAAAGCATTTGAAGAATATACAGGAGACTTAAGATTGAACGAATTGCTTAAGCATCCCAACGATGAAGATTCTTGGGCAGATATAGTTGAACAATGGTGTGCTTTTAAATTAATTACAGGTAATTCTTTTGTATATGGTCGTTTGATTGAAGCAGGTGCAAATATGGGCAAACCTTTGTCTATTAACGTATTACCTGCTCAATATATGGCTATCATAGCAAACGTTGAGGTATTTCCTCCTGTTGTTGCTGGTTATCAATTATACTTTGGTAAGTTATGGTCATTCAAAAGAGAGGAAATATTACACGATAAATACTTCAACCCACAATGGAATATAACAGGGAATCAATTATATGGTCAGTCTCCGTTGAAAGCAGCCTCACGAACTTTAACACGTTCCAACGAAGCGAAAACCGCAGCAGTATCGGCATTCCAAAATGGTGGACCTGCTGGAGTTCTTTTTATGAATGATGATAGATTCGACCCAATTAGCGGAGCAGCACAAGCACAAGCATTAAAGAAATCAGTTAGTGAGAAGGCAGGAGCAGCAAACTTCAACCAAATAGCTGTTTCAGGTTATAAGGTAGATTGGAAGGAAATAGGTTTATCTCCTGTTGAATTAGGAATCCTTGAATCAGAGAAGTGGGATATGATTTCACTTTGTAATGTTTTTGGTGTACCAAGTCAGTTGATGAATGATTCAATGAACAAAACGTACAACAACCAAATGGAAGGCGAAAAGGCTTTAACATTACGTTGTGCAATTCCTTTGCTTAATGAAATCCGTGATGACTTCAATAAGAAACTACATACCGATTGGGGATATGCAAACCAACAAGATGTATATGTTGATTATGACTTAACAGTATATCAAGAATTGGAAGCAAATAAACAACAACAAGTTGATTGGTTAGATAAGGCTTGGTGGTTAACTCCGATTCAAAAGTATGAGGAAATGGGTATTCACGTTCCTGATGAATTAAGAGATGAGTTAAGTAAAATTTATATTCCATCTAACCTTCAGGCTTTAGATACATTTACACCAATTGAACCACCAAAGAATCTTAATGACCTTTTAAATAATAAATAATGATAAACGATTTAGAAAAACAAATAAGCCAATTAGAAGCACAATTTAAAGCTGAAAAGGCATTTAGTGATGTAGAAATGTCAGAACCTGTTGAGCAAGTTGAAAACCCTTCTGAAGGGATGGAAAATACTCCAATGGATAACTTTGCAGATTTTGTAAGTTATTTAAAATCAGCATTTGACCAATCAGTTGTATGGCATCATCAAACTAATGTCTATTCAATGCATAAGGCTTTAAATAGCTTTTATGATGGGATATTAGACTTAACCGATGGTTTAGTTGAAAGTGTTAGCGGTATTTATGGCAGACCTGTTGATTATGCAATAGTTCAGCCTGTTAATTACCAAAACCCTGAACAAGTAATGGCATATTTTCAAGCGTGTTATGCAGAGATTCAACAAGATAGATTAAATATTTATCAAGAAACTTGGATTCAAAATCAAGTGGATGAAATTGCTACCTTATTCGCTGAAACTTTATACTTACTTTCATTAAATAAATAATGAGCCAATACAAGCAATTGTATGAAAGAGCACTCAAGACGTATTCGCCAAAGTTCAAAAAAGAACTACAAAAACAGGTGGATGCGTTTTGTCGTACCCAGTCATTAGATGATTTGCCCACTAAAGGCTTAAAACAGACCATTTATTCATTGCACCTAGCAATGGGTACTAAAATGGCAGAAAGTTCCTACAAAAGCCTTAAAAAGGGGTTTAAATCGAATCTACCTGAAGAATACAAGGGTATATTTACGGATTTATGGCAAAATGTAATAGTTCGTTACCTAGATTATAAAGGTTTAACACAATTAGTTCAAGATTTAACCGATACAACAAAAGAACAAATTAGAAGGTATTTAAAACAAGGTTTAGAGCAAGGAATACCATTGAATCAAACAATATCCAATTTAAAAACCGCAGGAATAACTGATTATCGTGCTGAACTTATTGCAAGAACCGAAACGGCAAAAGCAGCTAATACAGGTTCCGTAGTCGGTGCAATATCCACAGGTTTAAAAACAAATAAAATTTGGATTTCTATTCAAGATAATAGAACAAGAATTATGCCTAGAAATAAAAGCGACCATTATCATATGAACGGAGTACAAGTACCAATGGATGCAAAATTTGAAGTGCCTACATTAGATAATATGGGTTTTGAATATATGGACTATCCGGGCGATTTTCACGCATCCGCAGGAAACGTTTGCAATTGTAGATGTACAATAGGATATAAAGTACAAAAAGATTCAAACGGCAATTATATTAGTTACGATACAAACCCACCAAAAGGAGATATGGGAATGATATGGAGTATGCTAAATGATAAAAACACAAACGATGTTTATTCGTTAATCGCACAGGCTTTATAAAAATTTAATAACTTTGTTATATGGGTAAAATACAATTAAAAGATATTAACGATTCCATAATGGATGTTAGTACAAAGACAAGAACTATAAAAGCAGTATGGTCAAGAATGAATAACATTGATTTAGACAATGATATTATCGTTCCTGAAGCATTTACAAAGACTTTAGCAGAGCGAGGACCAAATGCAAAAAATATGATTTGGTCTTTAGTGGACCATAAAGCAGATATGAACCACGTAATAGGTAAACCCAAAGAACTTTATGTGGATGGCGACAAGTTGGTAGCCGTTACTGAAATAGTTAAAACACAAGCAGGAGAAGATTTAATAAAATTATATGAAGCTGGTTTAATTAATCAACATTCAATAGGATTTAGCACTATTAAACAAAGCGAATCTAAAAGTGGTGTTAGAACAATTAGTGAATTAAAACTTTACGAAGGTTCGGCAGTTCTTTGGGGTGCAAATCCTGAAACCCCAACGTTGGCGGTAAAATCAGAAAACAAAGAAACATTATCTTTGCGTTTAGACAATCTATTAAAAGCACTTACTAAAGGAAATTACTCTGATAGTACGTACAATTTAATGGAAGCTGAAATAAAGAGAATTCAACAATCTCTATTGACAATCACTCAACCCGCAGCAGCAGTTGAGCCGAAATCAAATGATGATGTTGAAATTATCAAAGCAATTCAACAATTTAATCAATTATTTAAAAAGTAAAAATGGAAAATTTAGACTTAATCAAAGAAATGGCAGAAAACGTTAAAGGTTTTGCTGGTCAAATCGAAGATGTAAAATCTACTGTATCAGTAGTAAAAGACGAAATGCAAAAACAAATCGATGCTGCATTCGCACAAAAGAAAGTGGCTGCATCAAAAGAAGTAAAATTCTTTGATGAGTTAGTATCTGAAAAAATGGAAGGTCGTTTAGAAGAAATGGAAAGCACTTTAAAGAAAGGTGGTAAATTCCGTTTAGAAATGCCTGAAGCAAAAACAATGACTATTTCAGGTAACGTAACAGGTAACCCAGTTACTACTTACGCTTTACGTCCAGCATTGCAACCTGCTCAATTAGTTAACTTCCGTGATTTAGTTCCAACTGTACGTTCTGAAAGTGGTTTATATACTTTCTACAAAGAGAATACAGGAGAAACAAATAACATAGCTGCACAAACTGAAGGAGCATTAAAAGGTGCTAACGATTATAGCTTAACTGAAACTAAAATTGTTAACTCTTACATCGCTGGTTTCTCTCGTTTCTCTAAGCAAATGATGAAATCTTTACCATTCTTAAGCCAATCTTTGCCAAGAATGTTACAAAGAGATTTCTTTAAAGCAGAGAACGCTAGTTTCTTCGGTACTGTAAGTGCTGCTGCAACAGGTGTTACTACAATGACTGAAACAGTTGACTTAAAGCAATTAGTTCAATTAATCGCTAACCAAAAAGCTGCGAACTTTAACCCTTCTTACATTTTAGTATCTCCTGCTCAACAAGCTAAAATCTTGATTGATACAATCAATGCAGGTTACTATGTAGGTTCAGGTAGTGTACAAATCGGAACTGGCGGAGACATCACAATTTGGGGTGTACCTGTTATTTCTGCTACTTGGGTTACTAACGATAAAGCATTAGTTATTGATGCTGACTACATCGAAAGAGTAGAAGTTGAAGGTATCGCAATCGAATTCTCTTACGAAGATTCTGATAACTTCCAAAAGAATTTGGTTACTGCGAGAATTGAGTGTTATGAGGCAATAAATCTAATGTTACCAGGTTCAGCGATTTACGCAACATTAAATGCATAATTAGGTTATTAACTTAATACTTCTTATCTTTGGGGTGTGGTTCAAAAGCCACGCCCCTTTTTTATGATAGGAATATATAAAATAACAAGCCCAAATGGGAAAATTTACATTGGTCAAACAATAGACCATATAAGAAGATTTAAGCATTATAAAAATTTAAAATGCGAAGAACAACCAAGATTATATAATTCATTAGTAAAATATGGTGCAGAAAATCACAAGTTTTATTTTATTTTTGAGTGCATTAAAGAAGAATTAACTAAATGGGAACGACATTTTCAAGAATTATATAATTCAACTGGTAAAATTGGATTAAATTGCATTTTAGTAAAAACGAATGAATTTAGCGGTGGACATAGTGAAGAATCTAAAAGAAAGATTAGTGAATCTTTAAGTGGGAGAACTTTAACAACAATACATAAGGGAAGGATTGCAAAAGCTAATAAGACTAGGGTTTATAGTGATGAGACTCGTAAAAAAATGAGCGATGCAAATAAAGGTAAAAAAGCATCAAAAGAAACTAGAGAAAAACAATCTTTAGCAAGAACTGGGCATAAAAAAAGCCAAGAAACTAAAAATAAAATTAGTGAATCTTCAAAAGCTAGATGTACCAACGAATGGAAACAAAATATTAGTAATAAGCTAAAAGGTAGAATTATTACACCTGAATGGAGGGAGAAATTAAGAATAGCAGCATTGAATAGAAAGAATAAGGATAATTAATGTAAATTTGTAAAAAAGAAGATATGTCGTTTTATAATTACATCGTAGATTATACATTAGCCGATTACGGCACGATTACCGAACCTGTAACACTTGCAGAAGCTAAAAACTATTGCCGTGTAACTACTTCAGCAGATGATGCTTTAATTACAGATTTAATTACACAAGCAAGAGAAGCAGTTGAAAAAGCAACAGGTTTATGTATTACCCCAAAGACAGTATCAGTATGGTTCAATAACCCAGCAGGTAATTTTAATATGCCTTTCGGACCAATGGACCAATCTACTTTTAAATTATATAATATATCAACAGGTATAGAGATTGTTGCAGCAAACTACTTTTTAGTTGGTGGCGAATATCCGAACTTAAGTTTTCCTCTTTGGAATCAATTAAAGGCAACTTATCGTAGTAGTATGGTAAGTGTACCAAAAGACCTTAAAGTGGCTATTTTGGACCAAATAGACTTTGATTATGAGAATAGAGGAGCAGATGTAGAAAGATACGACCAAACAGGAGTGTGTCAAAAGGCTTGGAGAGCGTGTCAAAGATATACAAGAGTAAGTCCAATATTATAATATGAGAATAGGCGATAAAAAAGGACCGAATGTAAATTCATCCACAATGACAAGAAGGGCAGACTTATACCGCCCTACAATCACTCCTGATGGGCAAGGTGGTTTCACTACTACTTTTGCTTTACAAGAATCAGTATGGGGTGATTTTAGACCTTCACGAAGCACAAGAACCTTATTAGAAAGTGAGAAAACATTTTATCAAGATGCTAAACTTTACATTCGTTACGGAACTACAATAAGCGAGGAATATCAGGTATTTGTAGAAGGTAAAATGTACACAATTCAGTCAATTAACGATGTAGATAATCAACATAGATTCCTAGAAATTAACTTTTATGGCTAGTGTTTATTTTAAATTAGATGGACTACAACAGGCTATTGACAATTTAAAGAATAGCAGTAAGACTATTAAGGATGATATAACAAATATTTTAAATGAATCAGCTAAAAATATAGAGACATTAGCCAAACAAAATGCACCTAGAAATTTAGGCACATTAAGTCAATCGGTTAATAGTGGAGTTGAGGAAAAAGGTTTATTAGTAGAAATGTTTGTTGGTACTCCATTTAATTATGGTGCTTATATGGAGTTTGGAACAGGAGGCAAGGTAGATACACGAGGATATGATGATTATGCTACAACGTTTCAGGGCAAAGGCGGTGGCACTATGAAAGAATTTATTGAAGCATTAACTTTGTGGGTTGAAAGAAAGGGATTGGCTGGAACTTATAGTATAAAAACTAGAAAAAGAACAGGGAGTGCATCTACTCAAAATGATGAAAGCAGAAGGTTAGCGTGGGCGATTGCTATTTCAATATTAAAAAATGGCATAAATCCTCATCCTTGGTTATTCCCTGCATTTGAAAGCGAAATACCCAATTTGATAAATAATATAAATAAATACGTTAATGCTAAATCCTAATATAGAAATAAAGAAATGGTTTTATACAACTGTAACCGCTTTGGGATATGGTATTTATGATGGTATGGCACCTGTTTCAGGAGGCAATGAATATATCATTATGACAGGCAGAACTTCAAATCAAATTGAAGGTAAGACAGGATATACAAATACTGTTACCATAATTTTAGACATTGTTACAAAAAATGCTAACTTTGGCTTTAAACGTTCAGAAGAAATATCAAATCAGATATTAACGGCAATAAATTCTGACACTACTATAACCTTAACAAGCGGTTGGAATGCAACCCAAGTATATGTTGATAGTGTACGAAATTTAGATGCTTTAAATCCACTTGATAACGTATTTAGAACGTTAATAACTTATAAATTAATAATAACTCAAAATTAAATAAAATGGCAGAATCTAAAGTATCAGCTAGAAGTTACTTGTTATTCGCAGATGCAGCAAACACTGGAACTTATACAGTTGTAGCTTGTTTAACATCAAACGCAATTACATCTTCTAACAACATTATTGACGCATCTTCTAAATGTGGAGATGATTACGAACCCGGTCCAAACTTTAAACAACAAATTAAAGCTGACGGATTTGCAATCGACCAAACAGGAACTCCTAGTAAGGATTCTTATGACTTACTTTACTCTTTACACGTTGCAAAAACTAAATTTGCAATTAAAATGGGACCATCAAGTCCTGCAAGTGGTAATGTAGTTTATGGCGGTCAACCAACTGATTTAGTGTTTATTTCAAATTGGGATTTAAACGCTCCTGATAAAGAAGATGTTAAATTTAGTGCAACTTTTGAAGTTGTAAACCCTCCATTAACACAAACCAAAACTACATAATAACTTATGTTCGAACTTAAACTAAACAACAACACAATCCTTCTCAAGTGGGGTACTTGGGCAATGTGTGAATTTTGCAAAACATACAATATTAGTTTAGAAAACTATTTTGAAAGTTTAGCATCCGCACAAAAAGATTTAGATAAGATTATCAAATTATTTTACATCGGCTATAAATCAGCTTGTGTAAGTAAAAAAGAAGATATTATCTATAACGAAATAGATGTTTGCGATTGGATTGATGAAATAGGCTCAATCTACGTTTCTGAAGGTCAATTAGTAGAATATTTTAAATATATTCTATCAACTGCATCAATAAATGTAAATTCTACATCTAAAGAAACGGAGAAAAAAAAAGCCTCGAAAAACTAACTTGGGATGACATTTTGGTAAAAGCTGCCGAATGTGGAATAAGACCTAGTGAGTTTTGGGAAATGACTTGGAAAGATTATAGCATTATCGTTTTGGGAACAGAACGAAAAGAATTAAATGAATGGGCGAGGACTCGAAACCTCGCCTATATTATATACTTAAGTAATACTTCCGAAAAGTCGCCTAAATCAATTAAATCCTTTTGGCATATACCACAATTAGATGAAGAAGATGAAATAGAGGAAACATATTTATCAAATGACCAACTTTTACGAACTTTGTCTTTATACGGAATAAATTAATAAAATATGGCAGCTTCAAGTGGTAATAATTTTCAGGGTTCGATTTCGTTTGATGTTTCACAAGCTATAACTGAATTACAAAAACTTCAGGATAAATATACACAGTTACAAACCGCAATAGCGAATAAAAGCTATTCTCCAGCGGTATTAAATAGCCTTGAATTAGAATTAGCTAGAGTTAATACTCAAATACAAACATTACAAACTAATGTTAATTCAGCAGGTAAATCTTTAGAAAATAATTTAACCGCACCTAGTTATAATTCATTTAGAGCAATAGGTTCATTAGATAGAGTTACAAGAGAATTTGCATCAGGTGGTTTACAACAAGGAGCAAATGGGTTAGTAATGTTTGGTAATTCATTGTCAAGAATGGCAATGATGGAAGGTAGTGTATCAGGTGCTTTTAAAAGTATGGGTGCTGCATTGACTGGACCTGCTGGTATTGTATTAGGTTTTTCTTTATTAGTTGGTATTCTTGAAGCAAATAAAGATAAAATAGCAGATTTTTTTAAATCTCCAAAAACTAATGCAGATGCTTATAAAGATGCTTTAAAAGGTATTGGTACTGAATTTACAAATGCAGCAGAAAAAGTTTTAAAAGTTCAAGCAGCATTTGATGAATATCATAAAGGAATTATTACAGGTAAGGAAGCGTTAAGAATATATAATGAAGAATTAGGTAAGAATTTTGGTATTAAAACCAATATTAATGAAGCTGAAGATACATTTAATAAAAAAACCAATGATTATATAAACGCTTCTTTTCAAAGAGCATTAGCAGATTCAGCAGCCAAAAAGGCTTCAGAAGAATTATTAAAACAAAAATTACTTGAAAGAAAATCTTTAAGTGAATACAAGGGGTTTGTAAGTGGTGCAACATTATCAGGTTCTATTGATGTTTTAAATTATAAAGACATTAATAATAGAACTGCACAAGGATTTAAAGATGTTGAAATAAACACACAAAAAGATATTGTTAAATTATATCAAGACATTTATAAAACTGCACAAGAAGAAGCAGATAAATTAGCAAAAAAGGGTGGTTTGGTTTTAACTCCTGAAAAAACTACAAAACCTAAAAAAGAAGTTGATTATATACAAAAATTAATCAATAAATCAAAAGAACCAATTGGTAAAATTGAGACTGTTCCTGAAGATACAACAATAGAAGATTTAGAAAAACAACATCAAGATTATTTAGATTATTTATCTAAATTTTATAAATTTAAAATTAATCTTACTAAAAAAGATTACGAAGAAAATCAAAAGATATTAAAAAAACAAGAACAAGATATGAATGCTTTTGCCGATAAAATGGCAAGTAGTATTACAGGTGCAATTAAAAGCACTTGGGATGCAATACAAAGCGGTAAAAATGTTTTTGATGCTATTACTGAATCATTAATGAAATTTATTGAAGAATTAGGATTTGCAATAATTAAAGCACAAATACTTGCTGACATACAAAATAGTATGAAAACAGGTTCAGGAGGTTCAACAAGTGCTGATTCAAGTGGAGGCGGTATATTTGATTTATTATTTACTTTATTAAAAGTAGTTCCATTTGCTAATGGTGGTGTTGTTAGTAAACCAACTTTTTCAATGATAGGGGAAGCTGGACCTGAAGCAGTAATGCCTTTAAGCAAATTAAGCGGTATGATGAACTCTACATTTAATGCAGGTGCAATGAGTGGGCAATCAACAGGAGGAAACGGACAATTTGTATTAAGAGGACAAGATTTATTAGTAGCTATAAATAGGACACAAAAATCATCATTCCTTAAAGGACAAAACATAAGTTTAGTATAATGGCTTACGGACTAAAATATAGACTAACACAAGCATTAAGAGATGGAACAAGTTTAGTTGCTAATATCTATGAGAAAGATTATGTATTAACATCGGTTATAGATTATGAAGCAGTTAGCATACAACTTAATTCAAACGCAAGTGGTGATGAACCATTGGCTGCAATTGTATCATCTCAATTAAATGTTTCATTTATTGTATCGGATAGCAATTCAACTAATTTCCCTGATTTATTAAACTTTGATGTAAGAAAATACTTCATTAAATTAGTAAATGGAAGTGATTTACTTTGGTGTGGGTTTTTATTTAACGATTATGTTCAAGTACCATTTACGACAGGATATGTGCAAGTTGACATTATTGGAATAGATGGACTTTCATTTTTAAATGATACTCCTTTTAATTATTACGAATTAAAAAGCATAAACGAAAGAGAAAGATTAATTGATATAATTGCGGAAACATTGAATGTTATTGCATTGCCTGACCCTATTACATTATGGACTTCTTGTTCATATTATGCCGAAGGAATGTTTGATAGAGCAGATGCAAGTGGAGATGAACCATTTATTCAAACATATCAATATAGAAGGGATTTTCAAGGTTTTACTTATTATGAAGTATTAACTAAAATACTTGAATCATTTGGTTGTCGTTTGTTTCAAAGTGATGGTAAATGGCAATTATTAGCAATCAATGAAATGTGCGATACAACAAGATATTATACTGAATATGTAATATCTCCAAGTGTTTCAGTTACTAATTCAGGTACATTTAATAAAAATGTTGCAATAGAACCATTTGCAAATGGTAATGTTCATTTCGTAAATAATAGTCAAACTAAAATTATAAGAAAAGGATATCCAAAACTTAACTTAAAACATACTTATCAATTCCCTAATAATTATGCTCACAATGGTAATTTTAAAGGCATAGTTTCAACAAATGTTTTATATGGTTGGATTTTAGATAAAACAGGAACTGGAACTGCACAAATTATAGAAAATTCACAAGATGAATCAAATACAATATTGTTAAGAGAATCAGGTGGAACTGCATCATTAGAAATGGGTACTTTACTTGCTCCGTTAGCTTATTTACCTTATATGGTTTCGCCTAGTTTTACAATATCATTTGCATTTAGAATGATTTTTACTAAAGCTAAAATGCAAGTTACTTTAAGAGAAAATTTGTCATCAACAGTATATTATTTTAATTCATCTAACCAATGGCAAACAACTGCAACTTTTATAGATATTACTGCAAATAAAGCAGCACGTTGGGAAACATATAACAATGAAATTTATCTTAATAATGTACCTAATGGATATATAAAAGTTAAAATTTATGTTGATTCATTAACATATAGCGGTATTGATATAAATACTTTTAAAATAACACAAAATCAAACTGTTGAAAAAGGAGTTAATATAATTAGGCAAGTTGGAGATAGTAAAGTTCCTACAAAAGAATTACAACAACCTTACGGAACGTTTTACAACGTAGATGGAAGTAATAATATTGGGGTATTATATAGTTCAAGTGAAACAATATTAAAAAATTGGTATAGATATCCAAATACTGAAGCATTTTACTATTTACAACAATTAATAGCTAGACAATATTCTAACCTATTAAATAAAAATTTTGGTACTTTAGAAGGAGATTTAGGTGCATTTAAAACGGCTAAAGGATTGAATTATTTAGATAAACTTTATACAATTACTGACCCAAGCACAACGCCTTTATCATATAATGATAAAAAGTTCCTTATGAATAGGGCAAGTGTTATTCCTGAAATAGATGAAGTTGATTCAATACAAGTTATAGAAATTACTAATGTGGATAATGATTCAACCGAAACAATAGAACATATTAATTCGTAAATTTGACTTATGGCAACTAAAGTAACAGGTAAAAACATAATGCTTTATAAGCAACAAGATAGTACAAACTACTATTTTAATGGTGCTACATCGCAAGGAACAATATTAGGAAGTACATATTATCAGATAAGTCCAAACAATGAAGGCGGTGCTGCTGCTAATTTTACTAGAATAGCTGATGGCGATTTGGCTAGTTTTATTACAAATAGCGGAGACCCTAATTCAACATCTATTGCTGCTGGTGTTTGGGTATTTAAAAATTACCTTTCACTTTCTACAAATACGGCTGGAACACCAATGTTTGCGATAACAATTGCAAAATTTGATGGTACAACATTAACTCCAATAGCTAGTTCTGATTCGGTATATTTTACTTCAACAAGTCCAACATTATATACTACGAATGTTACTGTACCTGCAACTTCAATGGCTACAACGGATAGATTAGTTGTAAAAGTTGTTGTTTTAAATTTAACAGGCAGAACGGCTACATTATATACTGAAGGAACATATATTAATTATTTTACTTCTACAATTGCTTACGATATTCCTTTTGCTTGTTCTACGAGTTGCACATTTAATGTTAATGTCAATCAAAAAGAGGTTACAAGTCAAACATCGGCTTGGTATCGTGAATTTAAAAATGACATAGCATCTTGGACTATTAATTGTGATGGTATTATTACATTGGACAATTATGGTTATTTATTTTTACTTCAGCAACAACAAAATAGAACTACAATAGTAGTTAAATTTGTAATTGATAACGGA